GCTATTCCATATCATAAATACTGCAACACGAAATATATCTTCTATTTCTTCTACTGTTTTAATCTGCTCCATTCTCGTCAACCTCCACAGCAAAAGCCCTGCAATATCCTCCAGAACATTGCCAATTTTTGACCTTTATGACTTTATATTTTTTTCCTAAATATTCTATGACATCTGAAAACAGTTCTTCTTGTTCATATTGTTGTGTTACAAATATTTCATCTGGATAGGCACATAAAAATTTCATAATAAACTTTTGTCTGTCACCTATATCTAATTGCTCTAACTCTTTTTCTGTAGCTGGTTGTACCACACCAATATAATGTATTGTTTGTTCTTCTTTAAAATGAAATCGTCCTTTTTCCCATATACCTTTTTTTCTATGTACTATATATTCTGTTGCAAAATCACTGTCTTTTATCAATTCTGACACATCAATCATTGTTATCCCTTCTTTTTTACAACATGAGTAATAGATTTCCTTAATTGTCCTGTATCAATCAATGGTTTACTGCTTCCTTTTTTCTTTTTTGTGCTTTCTGCATTTTCTGCCCAGCCATTTTTAGGATTGGTAAACCAGCCTTTTACGGCATTTTCTCCTTGTGTTCCTGCTCTTTCCATACCAGCCATCGCACCGCCTGTATCTCCTTCTAATGCCTTTAATATTGCCTCTTTTAACAATGTACCAATTTCTTCTTTGCTATCTTGTATTGCTGGCTCTACAACAGGTCTAGGAGGAATATTGTTTGCAGGAGAACCATTTGTATGAATATACAAAAGTTCTGCATTTGTAATATCGTTTTGCTCTCTGCCTGCTTCTTCTTGAGGTATACCTACAAGCACATCTATTTTTTTCAACTCTTTGATACTTTTTTGAACAGCTTGTAATTGTTTGTCTGTTTCTCTTACTTCTGCTAAAAATTCAAATACTTCCATAATTGTTGCTCCTTATGGCACTACAAACATACCTTTGCCATATAGTTTTGCAAGCATTACTAATTGTGTTCCATAGATAGTCATTGTCCAACCTCCCCATTCTGATAAACCTTGCAATGCTGTTGCATAATCGTAACTTACTGAAACACCATCTACTGTTTTGCTTGTTACAAGTCCCTTTGATTGTCCTGCATTGATAACAGCTTGTGCACTACTATCACTAATTGATTGCAAATAAAGTGTACAAAAATGTGCTACAAAAAGTCCTATACCAATTTCAAAACCATTTCTCCAACGAGAATATTTAATACAGTGATGGGCAAAATCTAAATACATTTGTATGGTTTCTTCTGGTAATATGGTTTCAAATTGAGGGTATCTCTTTAAAAAATCAGCAAGTGTAAAAGGCGGATTTTCTCCGCCTTTCCAAATACATCTCATACTCCATCACCTACTTTTATTGTGCTGGTATTTGTTCTTGTTGTTCTTCCTCTTTTTCTGGAAGTTCTTCATTTTGTTCTTTCTGTTGCAACTGTTTTTGTTTTTCTGCAATTTCTTTTTTCAATTTCGTAATGCCTAGTGTTTGCCATTTTTTAATATCAAGTTGTTTTGCTTGTTCTCTCAATTCTTTTTCTTCTTCTGTCATACCATCATTTTCAAGTTCTTTTTGTTGTTTGGTGTCTGCAAGCACTTGTACGGAACCATCTTTCAATGCTAATTCAAAAAGAAGAGTATTCTTTACCCAATCTGGTACATTTTGAAATGCCATTGCTTTTGTAATGACTGGTGGTACATTTTGTTTTTCAAATTGAAATGCTTTTTTTGTAAATATTCTCATGCTTTTACCCCTCCCTTTTAAATACCATCTATATATTGTACTGGCTGCAAATATAAAAACTCTACCTGTCCAAATTGTGCCACAAATGCAGATAAATAAGATAATTGTGTTACAGAAGCTTCTACTTGTAAACGTGTCATAGGTACTGTAATAGAAAATCTAACTTTGTCTTCGTCATTGACATAAGCCATCATTCTATCTGTACCACCTGTGCCTGCTCCTTTCAAAAATGGACAAGGACCAATAAAAAGTGTAACACCTTGTTCTTTTCCTATATTATTTTCTAATAAATAAGTCAATATAGATTTACTTGCGTCATTAGATACCTTTCTTTCTACTAATGTGCTATATTGTTCTGGTGGTATCAAAATATGATTTGCCATACCAGATAGGTCATATTCTGAATTTACCCACGTTGCCGTAATTGCTCCATTGATATCTGATAATATTTCATCTGGTGTCTTTTTTGTCCATGCTGTTGTAGTACCGTCTGCTGCTGTTGCTGCTGTTTTAGTAACAACATTAGGATTATTTACAAGCCCATATGTACCATATTCTGCAAAACCCTCATATACATTGATGTCTAATGTTTTATCATATACTAATTTTAAGCCATTGTTTAATATACTTTCTAAATCTCTACCTATTTTTTGAAGTTTTTGCTGGTCTATAAAAGGTACTCTCAAAACGTGTCCCCAGTTAAATACCTTGTATATTTCTTTGCTAATATCAGCCTGCATAATAGGTAATTCGTTTGTTTCTCCGCCCATAATGCCATTACTGTTACCGCCTGTTGTAGCATAAGAAACATCATATGCAGAAGTATATTCTACAAAACCGCCTCCTGTTTTTGCTACAATATCTCTTGCCCACCAAGTGCTAGTGAGTGGCTCTCTTAATTTAGGGTCTATCTTTTCAAGCTGTCCCTCTAAAAATGCCATACCAGAAGCAATCGCACCACTATCTAATGTTCTCCTGCCTTTCACATTCAATATTTGTTGCGGAAAATTTCCTTCTTTAAAATTTACCATACCGTAATTCCTCCTATATTCTTCTTTCTAATATTGTAATTTCTGCAATATTATTTTTATCTAATTGTCCTGTTGTAAATATCACATTTTCTAACTCTACATTACCTGTATCTTGTTCTGCTTCAAATTCTCCTACACCACCATTTTCTATACTTTCGCTTTGTGTTGTTCTAACATACACTTTACCACCTGCTTTGGGTGTGCCTTTATTACATTTTACCGTAATGCTGCCTCTTGTTAAAATACTGCAAGCATCGCCTTGATGATATGCTCCTTCTGATGTAAAATAATTTGTTGTTTGTTTCACTTCCCTTATCGCAATACCAATACATTGTTCTTGTGTATTTTCCTCACCTATTTTTTGTATTGTATTATCTTCATTCAATACCACAGCTTGTCCAAACAATATATCTTGTTCTCCTTGCTTTACTACTCTTGAAACAATAATATTATCTCTATCTCTTGAAACATTTCCTGCATAACCTAAATCAAAATTTTTTCCTATTGCTTTTCCAGACATTGTTTTTCCTCCTTATTTTGTTTTATAATGTGGATTTCTTTGTTTTGCAATTTCTTTTCCTAATTGACTGTCATCATATTTTTTGCTGTCTTGTGTTATAAATTGTGTGCTACGCTTCTGTTTTACTTTCATAATGGCAGCATAGCCATTCTTTTTTGGTGTTCTACTTTTTCCAGAAGTGGTACGAACCATTTTGATTAAAGAATCTGTCACTGCTTTTTTCTGTTTTCCATCTTTCATTTTTGCTACAACAGGACGTATATTGCGAATGAATTTTAACATTGCTTTTTTATCTGCTGCACTTGCTGTCGTTTCTTCATCAGATGTTTCTATGTCTTCATCATCTGTTATATCATCGTCTTCTGTAACATCTTCATCTGCCACTATTTCATCATCGTCCTCTGTAATATCCTCATCAGCTGTTACATCATCATCGTCTTCTGTAATATCTTCATCTGCTGCCACTTCTTCATTACTATCTGAAGCAACTTCATTTGCAAGTTGCTGTTCTAATTTTTTTAAAGGGTCATTTTGCTGCTGATTTGCTGCTTTTAATTCTCCTATTTCATCTTTTAACGCTTGTATACCATCTAGCACTTTAGAAAGCACATCATCATCTGCTGTTGGCTTACTTTCTTGTGCTGCTGGTTCTTCGTCCTGTGTTGTTGGTACTTCTGCTTCTTCATCTTGTACTTCACTAATAGCAGTTACAACTTCTTCAATTTCCTCTGGAGAAGCGTCTTTTGTGAAAGATGGAAAAAGTCTTGCAATAATTTGTTTTTTTGTTTTCATTTTTGCCATAGTTTTTACAACTCCTTTTTTATTCTTATTATGGTCTAATATTCTTACATTGTGTCCTGCTCTGCCTTCATTTACTAATGCAACATGATTTCCTGTAATATTGATTTGAAATATATTTCCATTTTCATCTATGTCATAATCACAGCCATAGCCACAGCTAATTTCTCTTTTTCTACCACTTTCAATTTCCTCTATTACCGTTTTGTCATATACTATAATATCTGCAAGTAATTTATCTGAAAAATCCCCTTCTCCCCTTCTTACATTTGTCACATGACCTTTTACATATTGCTTATAATTTTCTGTTGTTACAAATTCTGATTGTTCTGGGTGGTCGTCTGTAAAAGGCTTTCCTTCAAAACTTGCTATTGTTTTAGGAGAAAACACTTCTTGTTCTGTTCTAACAACTTCTACTAATATATTTTCATATCCCTCTAGCCCTAACTCCTCGCCCAAATATTGTTGTGTACCTACTTTTGCAATAGGTACATTTTTGCATATTAAAAAGCCCTCTGGTGTTCGTATTCTGTTTTCACTGATACGACTACCATAAAAGGCTTTTTTGTCTTTCGCTATTTTATTTTTTAATTGCAACAATTTTCCTCCTCTCTACATTATTTTTAAAAACTCTGCTTTTGTCATTCTTACAATATTGCTATGATAATATACTTTACAAGGGAATTTTACAAAACGAATATCCACAATAGGTTCTGCATAACACCTACAATTAAATATTTCTCCTGCATGATATTTACCATACTGATATTTTGATTTTGAAAGCTGTTCAGGAGAAGGTGGGTCTTTCCAACTCACAAGCACTCCTTCCATATGTTTATGTGCATTTCTTACTCTTTCATCTTGAGAGGTTCTCCAGGTATACCATTGTATATTGAGTAGTTCCGCTCTTGTTTTTGTGAGTGCAGATTGTGCTTTGCTGACTTCTGTTCTTGCAATACATTTTGCATTTGCCTTTGATTTTTGTGGAAATTTTGTTTTGATTTCTTGTGCTAATTCCTCTGCCCTTCTGCCTTTTGTTGTTTCTTTTTCAATATATTTTGTAATATCATTTGCAATATCTAAAGGCAATGTTTTTATCAATACAGCATTTTGTTCTACTAATTTTTGTATGGCATTTTCCATTATGATATTGTTTTTCTCTTTTTTTAATGCTTCATAAATTTTACGTCCTTTTGTATTTTGTTCTGCTGCTTTTCTCCAATTTCCCTCTGTTTTTTTATAAACAGAAGTTACCATTTTTAAAGCAATTTCTTGACAATACGTTTCAAAAGAATGTTGTCTTGAAATTACTTTTAATGTATTTATCATTTCATTCGCATTATTTTGATTTGCTATTGCTTGAAAAAACTGATTTTGTACTACTTTTAATATTCTTTCATAATTTCTTTCCAATCTTTTACTTGTTTTCCATACCTTTTTGTATTCATTCTTTTTGTTCATAGTCTATTTCCTCATTTTGAAAAAAAGAAGGCGGTTGTGTCAAATCCTCTGCAGGAAATGCTGTTTCATCACTTGCCTTTTCTATATCCTCATCTGTAATATTTGTCCACATACCTGTATTTTCAGAAGATTGCCTTAATTCTTTCAATGCCGTTTTTTGACTGATTAAGCCAGAATTATAAATTTCATTTATGGAAGAAGCAATTTGTTGTGCTAATGTCTTTCTTTCTTCCTCTGTTGGTCTTCTGCAAGTATTAAATTCTACTTCTAAATCATCTGGTACTGCACCAAAAGCAGAAATACATAATATAGGTAACAGCTTTTCCAATACAGGACGCAAACAGGCTTCTTGTTTTTGTTCTACACTATCATAATAATTTTGCATATCACTTTCTCCAGTAGCATTCATACCAGCGGGAGAGCGTCCAAACAATTTTGTAACAGGCATTTCTGCTGCACCTGCTACGTCCATCATAAACTCCGAATAAACGTCAGATAATCCACTAAATGTATATTGTCTTGTATCAAATGTATCATTTTTACCAATTACCTGCATACTGTTGTTATTCATCATTTCGTTCATAAGCATAAGCGTTTTATATAAATCTCCTAGTACTTGCTCATCCATTAACGCCATTTGCTCAAAGCCGTCCATCTGATACACTTTTAAATTTGCTGAAAATATCAGTGTTGCAATATTCCAGCTTGTATTATCCCTCTTTTTCAGTTCATCATAAATGTGTTCTAACTCTGAAGCTCCCCAGTGACTTTCCATCAATTTCTCAATATAAGGTAAATCCCTGTTTATAAATCTTACAATTCTGCTATGATGTACTTTTATTCCTGTACCAATAGCATCAGAACGAATATGATAATATTTAGGCAAACCAAAATCAATATTATTGCTGTCTTCTACTAGCTTCATATCTGGATAAATACCATTCCATCTATCCAATATAAGAAGTCCTTTAAAACAATTTGGCAATAATGTATCTAGTTCTAACGGCTGGTCAAGCATATCTTCCTGCCCTTGTATCATAATCACACCTGCTGCACCACCATATAATCTTGCCCACCTTAAACCTTCTAATATTCTTGCTCTTAGTTGTGTCTTCCTTTCTAATATGGCTATTTTTTTCATATTTTTAGGTTCTAATTGTGATTTTATTTTATACCAGTTTTTTACCATATCCTCTGCTACAACATCTACAATTCGCCTTACAATCCAATGTTCTCTATAAAGCGTATTTAATAAATTCCAGTCAAAAGATAATCTATTGTTTTTATATTCTGTTCCTTCCAATAAATTTGTTGTACCTTCTCCTATTCTAGCAGAAGCATTAGAAAAACCATCAAACATTGTTTTTCTTTGTAATAATTGCTCCAAAAAAAATGTATTGACACGATTTTCTCTACTTGGAGAACGTATTGTATTTTTACTATCTTTTGTTTTTGTTTTCTTTTTTCTGCTCATTTTGCAAATCTCCTATTCGGTATTATTGTTTTTACAAAATATCTTGTTGCGTCCATAGCGTGGTCACCTATTTCAACAGGTTTTTCTTTTCCATGTTCTTGTGCCTTTGTATCCCATACATATCCTCTTATTTCTTTTAACCAATTCACACATTTTACATTTACTTTTATTTTTGCTTTATCCAACATTGTAGCAACAAGTCTTATCCCTTCTAATACACTATTATCTCCTTGCTTTACTCTATATCTCCTATTTTTCAATTCTGTTGCAAAATTTGCTGCAGAAGGGTCTATGATTACCCAAGAAGGTACTTTATTCTCTAATGCTACAAAATCGTCAAAATCATCTCCATATCTGTTATCAGACTTTTGTACTTTTTTCTCTCTGCTGTCATAATAATATTCATTGTCTATCCATATCACATCTCCATCGTCCCAAATATCTAAAAATACCATAGGATTGCTTGTACCATAATCGCAACTAATATATCTTCTTGCAGTAGACTTTATGCTATCTGGTATATTTTGATAAGTATTTCTTTCTTCTGAAAACATATCATATATCACACCATCAGCAAGTACCCATTTTCCTAGCACATATCTTAAATAGAAAACACCTGCATACATATTTTGGTATCTCTTTTTAATTTCCTCTGACAATGAAATATTATCATTCATAGTAAAATGTAAATAGTATAGATTTTTTCCTTTTTCGCTATTATCTTTTTTATCAATCCAATTTACTTTAAACCAATGATAAGGACCTTCAGGATTGCAGTTAAACCAAAATTTAGAACCTTTTTCTGAACATCTTCCTGTAGCTTGATTTACAAAAGTTTCTGGCATAAGTGCTACTTCATCAAAAAATACACCTGCTAGTGTAATGCCTTGTATTAAGTCTTGAGAACGTTCATCTTTACCACCAAAAATATAAAAATAGTTTGTGATGTTATTTCTTTTTATTTCAATCATATTTTCAGTTCTGTGTTCTTCTAAAATATACCCTATTGTCTGCAACATATTTTTTAGCACAAACAATACATTTCTTCTAAAAGAGCCTATTGTTTTACCACACATAGCAAAATTTTTATATTCAAAGCATTGCATTGCCCATATCACAAAAGATAACGACATAGACACTGTTTTTCCAGAACGAATTGCTCCATCTGCTATAATACCATTACATTGATTTACTGGAGAATTTGAAAGCCACCATGTCAAAACCTTCTTTTGCTTTTGTGAAAATGGCTTAAATTGGAATACTGCAATATTATTCTGTATCATCTGTATCACTCCAATCTAAACACTCTGTTTCTTGTTTTAGTGCTTCTATGAAATTATCACTTGAAGAGATACTTTCTTTTTTATTTGTTTCTCCAAATTTCAAAAGCACTTCTAAACATTTCATTTTCTGTTTTTTTGCTTTTTCGATTTCATTGTTATACCGCAATATCAATTCGTGTACTGCTACCGTGTTCGTCATTACTTTTTCTTCTGTATAGTCACTTGCCATATCTCTTTGTGTTCCTTCTAATTTTGATTTTGATTTGCTCACACCAGACACCACAAGTCCACCTGCTTTTTGCTCCAACTCTTTTATTTTTCCCATAAACTTCAATATCTGCAAGTCGCAAAATTTTATCATCTTTTTACATTCTTCTATTTCGTCTAACTCATTTTGTAAAAAAAATTGCTGTTCTTCCTCTGACAAAAATTCAAAAAGCATTTTTTCATAAATACCGTGTTTGATATGGTTTTTATTTCCCTTAGGAGCACCACCTTTATTTTTTTCTGGTTGCAACTTTTCATTACTTGGTTGCAACTTTCTTGCTGTTGTGGTTGCAACTTTTTCTTGCTCATTTTGCTTCCAATAACGCACCGCCCAAGACTTCACTGTACTTAAAGAAATGCCGTATTTTTCGGCAATTTCTTTATACTTCATTCCCCTTTTCCAGTCCTCATAAGCCTGTTGTTTTTTGTCCACTACATCATCACCACCCCCTTATGTTGAATTGAAAAAAGGCACTCTTTCGAGTACCTTATTCCTTTCAAAATTTACTTTTTTCTATTGCCCTTTTTAAAACCGTTGTATCAAATCCAAAGTATAAATAACCCTCCTTACAAACATTTATATATCGTTTGCTTGGCAATCCTTTTGGTCTATATTCGTGCATAATATAAACATAGCACTTTCGATTTTTTATTTTTTCTGTCTGTAT